TTGCTATGAACCACCGCGGACCGACACGTGGCATCGTATTGTCGTCACCCTGGTATTCCGTGCCGCCACGCAGACGACCCATCAAATCCATGAAGTCCTTATGCGAGAACTCCGGGTCCTCCATCTGGTCAACGATTATCCAGTCATAAGTTGCTGAGAGTAGGTTCGACTTCGCTTCCTCTTGTTCCTTCCCGCGCTGTGCTACGTAGCGGAAATTGACTGTCGAGCCATTCCGCATGATGATTGTGTTGTCGTCCTTGGTCGGCATCCGCTGTATCCAATGCTTCGGACACCACTGGAGGAACTCGCGGCGGATCGTATCGTTCAGCTTTGGATAAGTGGAGCGCGCGATTAAGCCATTGCAACCAGGATAGTCCTTGCATAGCTTCAGTCCCTTCACGCACGCAGCAGCGGTCTTGCCGTTACCAAATCCACCACCCACAAACTGCACCTTCGCAGTCGATCGGTGGAAGTGGTCGTGCATACCGTTTTCTACGATGCGGTATCTCTTAGCCATCAGACCCTCTCGGCGCGTAGTCGTGCAGCATTCTCAATGCGTCTTCATACCATCCGCCCCATCTGTGCGCTACTTGCAGCCGTTGCTGTGATCCTCCGCGCACCAGTCGGAACTGCGAACACACTGTCAGTCGTTGCAGGCACCACCCACGCCACACCGTTATCGAACGTATACGTCGTGCCACCAGGCAACCGGATGTGTGAATACAGCGAATACGAGTTCCCATTCCCACTCACATCCACCATCGTCGGCAGTGACACTGCGACACCTGCACTAAGCACCAAACTCCTACTTGCAACGAACGCCATCACACGTCTCCATCGATAGTGATACTCGGCACACTGCCACTGTCGTCACGCTTCACAATCTCAATCACAAGCCCACCATCCATGCGATGCCGATGCTCAACAACGTCGCTAGGACGATGGCCAGCGCGATCCAACAAATCTCTTGCAGCAGCCATCCGGTCGGCTCGTGCTCCGTTATGCAACGCCTCAACCATGACTCCTGCTGCGGTTCGCGAATGCTGCTGAAACATATCGCGGACAGTAGTTGCTTCAGCATCGAGCACACTCCTTGTCACGCTATCGAGCATGGACTGGTATGCATCATGCATCTTGATCTGGCCAACCTGCTTATCAGTCAAACCAGTTGCAAGCGCAATCTCCGTGTCATCGAGACCGAACAACGAGTAACTCAGCACCACACCGATCGCATTCATAGTCTTCGGTATGTCAGGTAAGTCAGCCAGCTTGCGTCTCGTATTAACGATCAGCCGCTGAGCTTCCTGATTGTTCGGTATCTCGACATACTGCCTAGCATTCGACTGCACAGATCGACGACCGCCCGGATAGACGAGCGATCCGTCAGCCAGCTTGAGCGGTTCACTAGCGTCAGGCAATCCACTCATCGGACACCAAGGCGCAATATCTGGCGCACAATTTCACCAATATGCGTCGGTGGCAATGGTGTGCGCGGACCAGTAGAACGCAACGGCACCCGCGGTGCTTCACCTGCTCCCTTCAATGCAGCATTGGCCATGTCAACATTCGACACACCCGGTGGATTACGCTGCGGATAGATGACGTCAGCAGGCTCAGTGATCGTTGACGACGTGCGACCTCCACCAGTCGGACCCTCAATTGCACCAGCAACAGATCGACCACCAACCGCACGCTGCATTGCTGCATCTAGTGGGTTAGTATCAGCAGCAGAAGCAGGTCCACCAAGAGCAGCGCGACGCTCAGTGCCAATAGCATCAGGATCAATAGTGATCGTTCGACCAGACGAAGTAGGTGCAGCGCGTCCAACATACTCAGCACCTTCACCAACTATCGGTCGCTCAATACCTGCGCCACTTCTGCTACCACCACCTCCACCAAAGTAACGACTTGCAACAGCCAATCCTGCACCACTACCGAGGATAGCGGGGATCAACCATTGCGCAGTCGAGTTATCGAACGGCACATCCGTGGATGGTGTGGATGCTGTCGTGTCAGTCTGCTGCGTTGACTGATCCGGCGGTATCGGCGGTGTAGGCAGTGATCGTTTGCTGCCGCCACCGCCACTCTTACGCGTTTGGCCAGCAGCAGCCATTGCTGCACGATCTTCCTCGTCGGTAGAGGGTCGATCAGTAACCAAACCAGGAATAAGTCCAGGATTAGCATTAGCGGCAGTAATAGCATCTCGCACATTGGCTGATGTTGGCTTCATTCCTTTCGACGACAAGTAGTTGAGCACCAACGTTGTCGGTGAAAGCGCATCAGGTGACAGTGGTCGATCTATTGTCTCAGACATTAGCTGATCCCCTGATATCTGAGCTTACCGCCACCACCGTTGCCGCTCAGATCGGGTGGATAGCTGCTTGGTTTACAGGTGCGGATAACCAGATTAACCAGCATATCAATGTCGTCATCGGTGGTATCGCGATATATAATGGTCTCATTCTCTATTGGAACAAGCCCACCAGCCACTGCATTTGTTGCTTGGACACGCACGTTCACTACTTGATTAATAGAAGCAGACTCTGCTCCTATCAAGTTACTAAGCAACTCCTTCAGTGCTCGATTGCTTCTCCGAAGTAGTATATAGCTGAGTCGATAATCATGCTGTGTCTGCCCATTGAATTGCACAGCACCACTTGCGCTACCAGCATTTGCATCACCGATACTGAGCGTTGGCGACCATCCGGTAAACTCGATCTGACCACCGCGTGCAACGCCAGTAGATGTATTCACGCCATAGACACTCATGGCAACCTCCTCTAACCAATGCGAACACTACGCCAACGTGTAATCGCTTGCATAGATCAAAAGGGCCGGACCGGATGACTACGCGCACAGTTCATGGAACGTCTCGTGAACATTTGAACCCACCACCCCATATACACACGCATACATCGGTTGTAGCATATAGGGGAGCGACCAATGTGCGTGAGCGGCACCGTCGCTTATCTAATACCCGGCTTTTGGAATTGCACGGGGGAGTGGGGGGCACGGTCGGTGCATGGCATGGCGTGGCAGTGCACGGTTGCGCATGACACCAATCCGTTTGATGGTGTAATGTTCATGCCGCTAGATGGGTGACACGTCATAGATCGGAAAGCGCAATAGCTTGTCCACAGGTCCACATACAGGCCAACAGGATCGTTGCCTATGCGTTGGTTTACCCCATTGGGTGCCTGACGGTAATCGGTTGCTCACATGGTCATATCGTGAGCGGCTATTTCATCTAGTGAATGCTACGCTATGCCACACAGAGCACGCTACACGGCGTCTAGGATAGCGGCTAGCTAGATAGCCTGAACTAACATCGCCTCTGTAGCGTTACCGTATGGCTCGCATAGCTAGCTTGTTATTCCTAACGTTATCGCCACTTAGGATATCCTCGGTTGCATTGCACGTTGTCAACCAACCTATGGTTACTTTAACAGTGTTAAACGTTATGGTTTGTTACCATCGCATCGATAACAGTGTTATTGCCATTGTAGCGCGAGACTTGACATAAGGTTATTACTGTGTCATACTGTGCATAGTTAGTCGGATTGTCTGATTAACTTACATAGATGTTCGCCCCTACAGATAGGGAACCGACATCGCATAGGAGACTTGGTTATGGCACGCAAGCCAAAGACTGCTACTACCGCCACCGTTGTCGATACTACTGCGTTGAACACTGGCACAGTAGAGACACCGATTGCGAATGCTCCCGTCGAACATACGCCGTTCTTTGATGACGTCGTTGACGAGGGAATGAATGCTGCCATTGCAGATATGCGCAATGCAGAAACAACCGTTGTCAACGTCCGCCAGCGCATGGCCTTCTGGATCATGGTTCGGCATGACAACCTCATGTCTAACGATGATGTCAAGATGCGCCCAAATTATCAACTCACAATGTCGCGTCGCGAGGATAGCTATTCCGATTACAAGCGCTCTCTCATGAAGCATTATCTTGACGTTGAGGTATTGCCAACACAGGCAGTCAAGACTGCAAGTGTTCAGGATATGCGCAAGTCTAGCAGCAAGGGGAGCATTTACGTTCGCGTTGAACGTGCTCTTGAACTGGCAACCGACCTTGCGACCTTGGGCGTTACGTGGCGAGACTTCAATCGCGACACGTCACAGTTCAAGATTGCACGCGACAAGATGTTGGAACCTGGCGAGCGTTATCTTGACCTGGACAGTGTGCCCGAGTGGATTGTTATGGACAATTCCGATGAAGGCCACCAAATCGCGAGTCCGGATAAACTATACCGCACGATCAAACCGACTATTGAGCGTGTTGTTCGCCTTGCTGGCATCCGTCATGACCGGATCAAGTCTCTTGAAACGCGCATGGCAGAAAAGAAACTGGCGGAGGAAAGTGGCACAAGCCAGCGTGCTCCTCGTCCGGGTAGCAATGCTCCCGATACGATGGCAAGTGCGCAATCCGATCGCCCTGTCACTGTCAGCTCGCCAGCATCTGGACAGGATGAGCCCATACCGGATGAGCGTGCACGCCAGACTTACTATCCAATACTTAAGACAAACTCTGCTGCCTTCGTGTCGTTGTTCAACGTTCACATCAACTGGCAGTTTGATGACCTGCCAAACGAGACAAGGCAGAACCTCGCCGACATCTATAAGTGGTTGTGCAATCTACGCCACAAGGATGACAGCCTAGTGTTCGACAAAAGCGGGATGCCCTCTCGCGTGGTGAACAAGACCGCACCGAAGAAAGCAGCCTAACCAATCGCAACCAACTTGCCCGGCTAGAAATAGCCGGGCATTTCTTTGGAGTGAACACCGATGCTTAACGAGGGATACATGTTCTTCTGCGCATTGATGCGATATCACCATACGCAATTGCTGCACCTAGATAGCCGCATTCGTGCGATGGTAGCGGCTAAAGGATACGCGAGCGAGCACAACGCCAACATGTTCAACCATCACGCCACCGAGTTTGACAAGGCGCAAGCTAATGCAATCGGCTACGCGAGTATCGATCCGATTGCACCATGCACGATTGATAGAGGAATGATCTAACCAATGCGCGCGCTAATCGATTGGATACAGTCAACGCTAGTAGTCGTGTTCGTGCTAAGCGGAATGTTATTTATGGGTTTCATCGGCATCGTTGCCTGCTGGACTGCACTAGGTTTGCTCATCTATCTAATATATGGTTACATCCCTGACGGTGGCCCAGGCTATTGCGACAGTCAACTAGGCCGCACAGGCTGCTAACCCACACACCCCGATGTCGCAAGGCATCGGGGTTTTTCTTTGCCTAACTATCGCGTGCTCGGTAAGTGCGCAGCGCGCGCCGCGTCGGAAGCAGCCGATCCCACGCCGAAGGCGTCCGAGATCGCACCCCACTACAGCCAAGATCGCACCCATTACCGACCAAGTTTCACACACACAAATGCACCTAATCACGTAATCATCCACCCACCAACTGCCTGATCTACTGGCAAATCAGCCCAACAATACGTGCCAACGACTGCCTGAGCTGCCTGCCCACCTATGTAATCGTTGCCAACAAATCGTTGCCAACTTGACATAAGCCACAACCTGTGGTAGAATAGTAGTCACAATCGAGAAAGAAAGGAGTAACACCGATGCCACTCAATAGCGATCAGGTTGGCTACCGTGCAATGTGCAATCGAGGACGCGAATACTGCAATGAACACAATGATCGAGAAAGTTATGCCTAACGGCACGTTCAGATGATCGAACAGGATGCCCCGCTTCGAGAGGCAATCTCGGTCATGGGGAGCAGGCGGGCGTTGGGCCGTAAGATCGGCATCTCGCATCAGGCCATCGACGGATGGCGGCGCGTTCCAGCGGAACGAGTGTTGGAGGTCGAGCGGGCAACGGGTATCAGCCGCAAGGTGCTGAGACCCGATCTGTTCGACGGCCCATCGCCGCCGAAAGACCAGCAAATCCAGCTAAGGATCAGCGATGCTGCGCTGGAAACTGTCTGCCGTCGTGCGGCCAGTAGAGCAATCCACTCGCTGCTGGCGCATGACCCCGACGTGCTTTCTGAGCGCAACGTAGAGGCTGTGCAACGGCAGCTCGGCAGGCTGCTGCTAGTCGAGATGAAGCGCGCCACATCGCAATAGCGAACCGTGACGCGCACGGCAATCCTTCCACCATTGTAGAGGGTGATGATGCCTCACATACCAGAAACAATATTCCCAACACGTGAGCGGCCAGAGCATGTGAACAACGTGCTCTGGCAAATACTCGTTACAGAGGGCAACACACGTTGTTGGATATTGTATGTGGATGAAACCAATCCACACAACATCATGCGTTGGTGCTACCAGCGCATACCCACGTTCACAAGACGTGGTTGGCGAATACTCAGCATCAGCTTGGCCACGGGACCAACTGATAAGCAGGGACAGATACCTGCTGATTTCCCGTATCGTTGTTACTACTATCTGTGAAAGGAAACACCGATGGCAAGATCATCTACAGCAGCAGAACAACTCACAAGCTGGTCAGTCTTCATTAAGAAACCAGGTGGTGAGCCATACGAGAACATCACTCGTTTGTTTAGCTCACGTGAAGCAGCGGAGAGTGCAATCAGGTTGTCGTGTGGTAACGACCTAACCGAGAAGGATGGTTACTTCACCGACAAGAACGGCAACCAAGTCGCGTGGATGATCCGCAACGACTGGACCATCCACTCGAAGCCGTTCAAGATCACATTTCCCAACGATAACAACGGAACAACCAAGGCAGCGTAACATGGCGCGCACACCACGACTACACTATTGGACCGGTGATCCTGGTAAGCGCTGCGATGTCTGCTACCAGGACTGGAACGGCGTGTTCATCGATGGCATAACACAAGGAGGCAAATGGGCCAACATGTGCACCGAATGTCACCGTCGTTATGGTCATGGACTTGGCACTGGAAAGGGACAACGTTACGAGAAACAACCAGACGGTAGATGGCTCAAGACTGCGGGTTGATCCGCGGCCGAAGGCCGCCCAAGATCGCCGCAACAATGACAACAATAGCAACAACGGCCACAACCAACCCTGGACATCATTCGGTGTCCAGGGTTCACACACGTCTACAGGAGCACAGGCAATGTCACCATGGCTAGCAGGTATTGTCGGTATAGCACTCGGCTACGTCGTTGCGCGCGTATACTATATGGACTGCCTATCTCGTGCTCAATTCAACGAGCTACTCGTGCAGCGTCTATACGACAACTTATGCATGGAGATGGCAGTCTGCAAGCAGAGATTGGGAGGACAATGATACCATGGTGGTCAGGAGTAGTCGCACTCGCGATGGGTATGTTCGCTGGCGCAGCGGCAGGCTACACGGTCGCACGCATAGTAATGGACCGTCGTATCAAGCTAATCGAAACGCGATTAGATCACGTGCAACAGCTATACAACAACCTATACACAGCAGTAGTCAGGAAGGAGCGTAAGAAGCAATGTGGTGGTTAATACCGTGGTGGTGGATACTGATAACAGCGTTAATCGCGCTCCCGCTTGGCTACATGGTGGGAGTAATAGTCGCCAACTCAGCACGCATGGATGATGCACACCGCGCACACTTGCGATCCATGTTGGAGGAAGCGCGCGACCGAGAATGGAAGGAAGGAGCATGAATGACAATCTACCCTCCACTAAGCCGAGGTTCTATTGCCATGTATGCTTGCTACTCAGTGGTGAGCATGTGTATCAGGTGTGGCGTAACACGCGCATCACCGATAATGCCCACGAGTTCTTCAAGCAGGTGGCAGAATACTTCCGTGACCAGCCGAGTGCACGCCTACTTGCCTGTGTATTATTCTACGTTGGTCAGCATAAAGACAACTACTACGTAGAACTGGCAGGCAAACCACTGATGCGTGATGATCGCGTCGTGCTATGGCACACACATGAGGCTGCTGTTGCAGGTGCAGTAGCCTACTTGAAGCAACACAACCTGTGAGGAGCAACACCGATGCAAAACCTAATAAAGATGGAAGTCAAAGGCACAACCATAGAAGATATCCGTCAGTGGTGTGCACACAACTTGACCAAGCAATATAGGGTTAGGGCGCTGCGTGACTTCGAGGAGCGACTAAGGGACCTCAAGCGCAATGATCCTAAGCCCGTATACGTAATAGTAACTTCAGAGGACGACAGGTTCAGACTGCGCGGTTCATTCGACATCGCTGACACAGTTTGGATAT